AGCACCCTTTGATTTTCCACCAGCATCTGGTGCAGGGTCTTTTTGCCCTTCAGCCTTCCTGGCTCTATTTTGCTTTCTTCTTTCTTGGAGACGAATTCTATTTCGCTCCATCTTTGCTTCTCTGGACATTAGAGATTTTTTAGTTATTTAGCTGGAAATTGCCAAAAGGTATTGCTTGCAAATCTTTTATCTCTGCTGGGTAAGCTTCATAGAGTCCACCTGCTACTTCTTGAAAGGTATATTGTCTTACTTGACCCCAGTGAAAATTAACTCCACGAAATCCCCAAGAGAATACA